TGCATACAACAGCGACAGACGGTAGTTATGCTTGTGCCAGAGGATATGTCAGTCGGATGGTTCAGCAAGGCTCTGGAGAGTGTCGACGAAGTTCGCATTATCACTGATGGACGGATTAATTTTATCGAACCATCGACAGGGCTGGAGAAGAAGGGAAACAGTAAAGGCTCCATGCTGCTGATTTGGCGACCGTTCATCAGTCCTCGACGGATGTTTACTACCGTATCCAAAGCGGCATTGATGGCGATCGGGCGGGGCGTCAGGAGGGCGGCATGAGACGACAGCGACGAAGTATCACCGACATCATCTGCGAAAACTGCAAATACCTTCCAACGAAGCGATCCAGAAATAAACGCAAGCCAATCCCAAAAGAATCTGACGTAAAAACCTTCAACTACACGGCTCACCTGTGGGATATCCGGTGGCTAAGACATCGTGCGAGGAATACAAGGTGATTGACCCAAATCGAAGTTACGAACAAGAAAGCGTCGAGCGAGCTTTAACGTGCGCTAACTGCGGTCAGAAGCTGCATGTGCTGGAAGTTCACGTGTGCTCCGATTGCTGCGCAGAACTGATGAGCGATCCGAATAGCTCAATGTACGAGGAAGAAGACGATGGCTAAACCAGCGCGAAGACGATGTAAAAACGATGAATGCCGGGAATGGTTTCACCCTGCATTCGCTAATCAGTGGTGGTGCTCTCCAGAGTGTGGAACCAAGATAGCACTCGAACGACGAAGCAAAGAACGCGAAAAAGCGGAAAAAGCAGCAGAGAAGAAACGACGACGAGAGGAGCAGAAACAGAAAGATAAACTTAAGATTCGAAAACTCGCCTTAAAGCCCCGCAGTTACTGGATTAAACAAGCCCAACAAGCCGTAAACGCCTTCATCAGAGAAAGAGACCGCGACTTACCATGTATCTCGTGCGGAACGCTCACGTCTGCTCAGTGGGATGCCGGACATTACCGGACAACTGCTGCGGCACCTCAACTCCGATTTGATGAACGCAATATTCACAAGCAATGCGTGGTGTGCAACCAGCACAAAAGCGGAAATCTCGTTCCGTATCGCGTCGAACTGATTAACCGCATCGGGCAGGAAGCAGTAGACGAAATCGAATCAAACCATAGCCGCCATCGCTGGACTGTCGAAGAGTGCAAGGCGATCAAGGCAGAGTACCAACAGAAACTCAAAGACCTGCGAAATAGCAGAAGTGAGGCCGCATGACGTTCTCAGTAAAAACCATTCCAGACATGCTCGTTGAAGCATACGGAAACCAGACAGAAGTAGCACGCAGACTGAAATGTAGTCGCGGTACGGTCAGAAAATACGTTGATGATAAAGACGGGAAAATGCACGCCATCGTCAACGACGTTCTCATGGTTCATCGCGGATGGAGTGAAAGAGATGCGCTATTACGAAAAAATTGATGGCAGCAAATACCGAAATATTTGGGTAGTTGGCGATCTGCACGGATGCTACACGAACCTGATGAAAAAACTGGAGACGATAGGATTCGACACCAAAAAAGACCTGCTTATCTCGGTGGGCGATTTGGTTGATCGCGGTACAGAGAACGTCGAATGTCTGGAATTAATCACATTCCCCTGGTTCAGAGCTGTACGTGGAAACCATGAGCAAATGATGATTGATGGCTTATCAGAGCGTGGAAACGTCAATCACTGGCTGCTTAATGGCGGTGGCTGGTTCTTTAATCTCGATTACGACAAAGAAATTCTGGCTAAAGCTCTTGCCCATAAAGCAGAAGAACTTCCGTTAATCATCGAACTGGTGAGCAAAGATAAAAAATATGTTATCTGCCACGCCGATTATCCCTTTGACGAATACGAGTTTGGAAAGCCAGTTGATCATCAGCAGGTAATCTGGAACCGCAAACGAATCAGCAACTCACAAGACGGGATCGTGAAAGAAATTAAAGGCGCGGACACGTTCATCTTTGGTCATACGCCAGCAGTGAAACCACTCAAATTTGCCAACCAGATGTATATCGATACCGGCGCAGTGTTCTGCGGAAATCTCACATTGATTCAGGTACAGGGAGAAGGCGCGTGGGCATAAGAGAACTAAACCTCACCAAAGAACAGCATGAGTGGCTGAATGGCTGGCTTGAACTGTGGGGCGCATGGGTTTATTCAGGTCGTCTGGAAAAGCGTATGAGCAGCGTAATAGCGAAGTTCATGGAGAGCGTAGAGCCGGGAAGAGTTATGACAAGGCCAATGTGTAATGATGATGATGGAATGTTGATTTCTCAGGTCGTCGATTCCGTCATGTACATTGACAAGAGAGCCTTTGGCATCCTCCTCAGCTACTACGCTCATGGTTCATCTAAGCGAGCAATTGCATCCTACTATCACGCGACTGCAAAGCCACGCAAGATGTGTGGGCGTAGTGGCGAGGGATGGAGAAAACCTTCAATGGCAACCTGTAGAAACGAAATTGACGACATCCTGAAAGCGTCGTTATTTGTTTTGTATCAGCCAATGCAAAATGCTTTCAAAATGCGTAAACGTGTTGAGAAAGTTAAGCATGTTGCTGTTAAAAGCCTTGACATGCAATTATCCATTTAGCCATAATTAGAAGGTAAGCTGCCGTTAGTGACTCTTAAGTTGCAACGGTGGCTTTTTTTATTTGGGTCAGTCGTATAAAGGTCATTACGGAAGGCTGTTAACCTTCTTATCGTGGTTCGAGTCCACGCTGTCCCGCCAAATATGCTGGTTTAGCTCCAATGGTAGAGCAGTCGCCTTGTAAGCGAATGGGTAGCGGTTCAAGTCCGTTAACCAGCACCATAACTGAGCCGTAGCCACTGGCTATCCTGAACTCATCAGTGATAGTTACGCTGCGGCCTTCTACACATGATCTTCGTGAAAGCGGGTGGCAGGAGGCTGCGCTAACAACCTCCTGCCGTTTTGCCCGTGCATATCGGTCACGAACAAATCTGATTACTAAACACAGTAGCCTGGATTTGTTCTATCAGTAATCGACCTTATTCCTAATTAAATAGAGCAAATCCCCTTATTGGGGGTAAGACATGAAGATGCCAGAAAAACATGACCTGTTAGCCGCCATTCTCGCGGCAAAGGAACAAGGCATCGGGGCAATCCTTGCGTTTGCAATGGCGTACCTTCGCGGCAGATATAATGGCGGTGCGTTTACAAAAACAGTAATCGACGCAACGATGTGCGCCATTATCGCCTGGTTCATTCGTGACCTTCTCGACTTCGCCGGACTAAGTAGCAATCTCGCTTATATAACGAGCGTGTTCATCGGCTACATCGGTACTGACTCGATTGGTTCGCTTATCAAACGCTTCGCTGCTAAAAAAGCCGGAGTAGAAGATGGTGGAAATCAATAATCAACGTAAGGCGTTCCTCGATATGCTGGCGTGGTCGGAGGGAACTGATAACGGACGTCAGAAAACCAGAAATCATGGTTATGACGTCATTGTAGGCGGAGAGCTATTTACCGATTACTCCGATCACCCTCGCAAACTGGTCACGCTAAACCCAAAACTCAAATCAACAGCCGCTGGACGTTACCAGCTTCTTTCCCGTTGGTGGGATGTCTACCGTAATCAGCTTGGCCTGAAAGACTTCTCTCCAAAAAGCCAGGACGCTGTTGCGCTGCAGCAGATTAAGGAGCGTGGCGCTTTACCGATGATTGATCGCGGTGATATTCGTCAGGCAATTGACCGTTGCAGCAATATCTGGGCTTCACTGCCGGGCGCTGGTTATGGTCAGTTCGAGCATAAGGCTGACAACCTGATTGCAAAATTCAAAGAAGCAGGCGGAACGGTCAGAGAGATTGAGGTATGAGCAGAGTAACCGCGATTATCTCCGCTCTGGTTATCTGCATCATCGTCTGCCTGTCATGGGCTGTTAATCATTACCGTGATAACGCCATGACCTACAAAGAGCAGCGCGATAAAGCCACATCCATCATCGCTGATATGCAGAAGCGTCAACGTGATGTAGCAGAACTCGACGCCAGATACACAAAGGAGCTTGCTGATGCTAACGCGACTATCGAAAGTCTCCGTGCTGATGTTTCTGCTGGTCGTAAGCGCCTGCAAGTCGCCGCCACCTGTGCAAAGTCAACGACCGGAGCCAGCAGCATGGGCGATGGAGAAAGCCCAAGACTTACAGCAGATGCTGAACTCAATTATTACCGTCTCCGAAGTGGAATCGACAGGATAACCGCGCAGGTTAACTACCTGCAGGAGTACATCAGGACTCAGTGCCTGAAATAATTTTTTTGCAAACCACAAAGTCCATTTAATGAGCCTCGCGAAAAGCGGGGCTTTTTTATGTCCGCAGTAAACGCGCATCTCACGCGCATATTAACGAGAGCCTTTCAGTAAGCGAGCCTGAGAAATGCCGTTATAGGTGGCGACCTCTCTCGGGCGGCTTTTCTGTGAGACAGGCTCACTTTCTAAAAGGTAAAGACGCTATGAATAATCATTCAGTTATTCCAGCCTTCGACTTCCGAGAAATGGTGCAAGCCAAAAACGGAGAGGTCGTTACCACATCCAGAAAAATTGCCAAGTACTTCGGCAAGCGACACGGTGATGTTCTCAGGAAAATCGAGCAGGTTAAGGCTGATTGCTCACGTGAGTTTAGCCAACGCAATTTTGCGTCGGCTGATTATATCGATGAGCAGGGCAAGGTTCGCCCGATGTACAGCCTGACGAAAGATGGCTGGATCATGGTTGTGATGGGGTTCACCGGGAAAGCTGCTGCGGCAATCAAGGAGAGCTATATCGCAGCATTCAACTGGATGGCAGAGCAACTGAGCCGCCGCATGGCAATTGGCGAAGAAATGCAGCACCGCTACGCCATCAAAGAAACACGCTCAAAGCTGAAAGGTACGATCGGCAGTCGGTTAATGAACGAACGGAAGAAAGAGAAGCGCGTCCTGGCTGTCGAGCATGAATACATCTTGCAGGTGACACAGCCTGAACTGCTGATTAATTGAAGATGTCATTACAAAGCCTATCTACGGGTGGGCTTGATAATGAAACCGGAGTTAATTTCTGGTCACTAATTAACGGCAGTACAGCGAAACAACCCAAGCCAGTAAGTGGGGAAATAACACTGGCAGCCACTGAAAGATGAACCTCCTGCCTTATGGCAAAAAAGATTCTTTGTGGTGGCGGACTGATGGAAAGACATCCTAATCAAGCAACCACTCCACAGGGTCATAATTATGAACGACCAGCAAATCGAAAAAGAAATCGTTGAGAAAGGCAAAACGGAACCGCGAATCACCCCGCAGCACATCGAAGACGTGATTAAAAGCGAGCATTACTTTACTGCTTATGATGGACGAAATGGTGCCATTTCCAGCAACGAATATTGTGGCAGGGAAAAACCAGAGGAAGGCGATCGTGATTTATCACCATTGAAGTTGCTCACTTTCTGCGTACTGGTGCTGAAGAATGGCTTCACCGTCACCGGAGAGAGTGCCTGTGCAAGCCAGGGAAACTTTGATGCAGAAATTGGTCGGAAGATTGCTCGGCAGAATGCTGTAAACAAAATCTGGATGCTCGAAGGTTACTTGCTGAAGCAGAAGCTAAGCGAACAGTAGTTATTACAAAAGCCATTCCCTACAGAGTGGCTTTGACAATGGCTTATACCCTACACGGGATAACTTAACTGATATCCCTTTTAACGGATAAACGGAGCCAACAATGGCAGAGATTATTCCCATGACTGAAGAACAGAAATTCCAGTTAGAGATTTACAAACTGGTCATGAACCAGAACGCAGCCGCAGAAGAAGCATTTCAATTCATTGGCACTGACGAACTGAAGCTTGAGCTATTCAAAATTCACTTCCAGTCAGGTGGCGCTAATTCAGATATCACGACCCGCACTATCGAAGCGGTGCGTAAATCGAAGGAAGCGTTAGACCTGTTCACTACCGGAGTGTAAGAGATGACTGAACAAGAAATGCCGAGATACCAGTGCCACAAAAAAGTTCGCGCCCTGAAGATTGGCTCTATAGAACATAAGCCAAACCCAGATCAGCCTGGTAAGTCTGGCTCTTCTAGTTATGGGGCAATTATTCATCCGGATGATAAGAAATACGCAGCATTTGATGTTAGCGCGGAATATATCTGTAAGCACCGACCAATGTCTGGAGGCTATTACGTTGTCTATGAGGATGGATATGAATCATATTCTCCTGCTGAGGTATTTGAGTCTGGATATTCAAAATTATAGGAATCCTCTATGACAAGCGTCGTTGATCTTGGTAAGGAGAAGAAATTCCCAATTACTCAAGAGCTATACGAGAGGCTGGAAAGCGTCATCCATGATTACGATGGTGAAATCAGTTTATGCGAGGCGATTGGCACACTCGAATTGCTGAAGCAGTCACTGATTGAAGGCGCGAAAGAGTCCTCAGCCTGAAATAACAACTAAGTGAGATGAATATGGCGACTGAACCAAAAGCTGGTCGCCCCTCTGATTATATGCCGGAGGTGGCTGACGATATCTGCTCGTTGCTTTCTTCTGGCGAAAGTTTGCTGAAAGTATGTAAGCGTCCTGGTATGCCGGATAAGTCCACTGTTTTCCGCTGGTTGGCAAAGCATGAGGATTTTCGCGACAAGTACGCGAAGGCAACTGAGGCACGAGCTGATTCTATTTTCGAAGAGATATTCGAAATTGCTGACAATGCGATTCCAGATGCTGCTGAGGTGGCAAAGGCAAGACTTCGCGTTGATACCCGCAAATGGGCGCTGGCCCGAATGAATCCCCGTAAGTATGGCGACAAGGTAACTAACGAGCTTGTCGGTAAGGACGGCGGCGCAATTCAGATTGAAACATCACCGATGAGCACTCTATTCGGAAAATGACCTCGATTAATCCTATCTTTGAACCGTTCATTGAGGCGCATCGCTACAAAGTCGCCAAAGGCGGTCGAGGTAGCGGTAAGTCATGGGCAATCGCGAGGCTGCTTGTTGAAGCGGCGCGTCGGCAGCCGGTGCGCATCCTCTGTGCTCGTGAACTGCAAAACAGTATCAGTGATTCGGTAATCCGGTTGCTTGAAGACACCATAGAGCGGGAAGGGTATTCGGCTGAGTTTGAAATTCAGCGTTCAATGATTCGTCATCTCGGAACGAATGCTGAATTCATGTTCTACGGCATAAAAAACAACCCGACGAAGATTAAATCGCTCGAAGGTATTGATATCTGCTGGGTGGAAGAAGCGGAAGCGGTAACGAAGGAATCATGGGATATCCTGATACCGACCATCCGTAAGCCGTTCTCTGAAATATGGGTGAGCTTTAACCCGAAAAACATCCTCGACGATACCTATCAGCGATTCGTTGTAAATCCTCCCGATGATATTTGCCTGCTGACGGTGAACTACACCGACAACCCGCACTTTCCTGAAGTTCTCCGTCTGGAGATGGAAGAGTGCAAACGCAGAAATCCGACACTGTATCGTCACATCTGGCTTGGTGAGCCAGTAAGCGCAAGTGATATGGCAATCATCAAACGTGAATGGCTTGAAGCCGCAACCGATGCGCACAAGAAACTCGGATGGAAGGCGAAAGGCGCTGTTGTCTCTGCGCATGACCCGTCAGATACAGGACCGGATGCTAAAGGTTATGCATCGCGTCACGGTTCGGTGGTTAAGCGCATTGCCGAAGGTCTGCTGATGGACATCAACGAGGGTGCTGACTGGGCTACTTCGCTGGCGATTGAAGACGGCGCTGATCATTACCTGTGGGATGGCGATGGTGTCGGTGCAGGGCTACGCAGACAGACAACGGAAGCGTTCTCCGGCAAGAAAATCACCGCCACGATGTTCAAGGGCAGCGAATCGCCATTCGATGAAGACGCGCCGTATCAGGCCGGAGCATGGGCTGATGAAGTCGTACAGGGTGACAACGTTCGCACTATTGGCGATGTTTTCCGCAATAAGCGAGCGCAATTCTATTACGCACTGGCTGATAGGCTGTATCTGACATATCGGGCGGTTGTTCACGGTGAGTATGCAGACCCCGACGACATGCTGAGTTTCGACAAAGAAGCGATAGGCGAGAAGATGCTGGAGAAGCTGTTTGCAGAACTGACGCAGATTCAGCGCAAATTCAATAACAACGGGAAGCTTGAGCTAATGACTAAGGTCGAAATGAAGCAGAAGCTCGGTATTCCATCTCCTAACCTGGCTGATGCGCTGATGATGTGTATGCATTGCCCGGAGTCGGCTGCGCAACCCGACTATTCCAGTTACTCAATTCCTTGTGGTGTAGGTTGATATGGCAGAAAAAAAGATGACTGACTGGCATCGCAAGGTGCTGTGCAACTTTGATAATGCCTGGTCAGCAACGCAGGATATGCGTGAGCAGATTATTGAGGCTCAACGTTTCGTCCGGGTATCCGGCGCACAGTGGGAAGGCAGCACAAACGCTGGTTACTCATTTGATGAAGGCAGGTTTGAGCATTACCCGCGCTTTGAACTGAATAAGATTGCCCGTGAATGTGATCGCATCATTGGCGAGTATCGACAGAATCGCATCAGCGTTAAATTCAGGCCGAAGGACGATAAGGCATCGGAAGCGTTAGCCGAAAAGATGAATGGTAAATTCCGCGCTGACTATCAGGAAACATCCGGTGGTGAAGCGTGTGATAACGCATTTGATGATGCTGTAACGGGCGGATTCGGTTGTTTCCGCATGTGTGCCGATTACGAAGATGAAATGGATCCGAGTAATGAGCAACGCCGTATAAGCCTTCTCCCTGTTTACGACCCAGCGACATGCGTCTTCTTCGATCAGGACAGCAAGCAATATGACCGCTCTGATGCTATGTGGGCTATGGAAATGTTCTCCATGACGCCTAAAGCGTTCGAAGCTGAATACCCTGATTCCATCGCGGCAAGCCTTTCTCGTGATGACACTGGTACTCAGTATGACTGGTCAACGCCCGATGCCATCTATGTTGGACGCTACTACGAAGTTCGCATAGAGAAGGTGAAGCTCACAGCATGGCGTAACCCTGTTAGCGGAGAAACGGCAATCTATGATGAAGATCAAATCAAAGATATTGTCGACGAGCTGACCGATGGCGCATTCGAACTGATTGGTGAGCGGACAGTGAAGAAACGCCGAGTTTATTGCGGTCTTCTGTCTGGCGCTGAATGGCTGGAAGAACCGAAGCGTATTCCGGGCGAACATATTCCTCTCATCCCGGTATATGGGCGTCGCTCATTTGTTGATAATCAGGAGCGAATCGAAGGTCACGCAGCAAAAGCGATGGATGCACAGCGTCTTGAGAACCTGATGGTTTCCATGATTGCAGATAACGCTACTCAGGCTGGCGGTGATGGCATTCCTGTAGTTGATGTTGACATGATTCCTGGTCCTCTCGCCACTCATTGGGCGGAGCGCAACAAAAAGCGCCCGGCGTTCCTGCCGATGGTCAGTCTGAAAAACAAAAACGGAGATATTACTGCGCAGGCTCAGGTCAGCAGTTATACACCTCCGACACAAATGCCTCCTGCTCTTGCCGGGCTATTGCAGTACACCGGAACGGCTATTCAGCAAATTACAGGTGCGTCGCAGCTTGAGAACATGCCGAGCAACGTCGCCACCGATACCGTTGATAGCATCTTTAACCGGATGGACACGCAGTCCTATATCTACATGGACAATATGGCTAAATCCATGCGCCGCGCTGGCGTCGTGTGGCTTTCTATGGCTCGTGAAGTCTATGGCAGTGATACGCCGATGCGTATCGTTAATGAGGACGGCAGCGATGACGTGGCGCTGATGACTGGTGAAGTGGTTGACCGTCAGACAGGGCAGGTTATCGCGCTTAACGACCTTTCGCAGGGTAACTATGAAGTGACTGTCGATGTCGGTCAGTCGTTCGCTACTCGCCGTGACGCAACGGTTAAGTCGTTACTTTCCATGCTGGCACTTATCCCACCAGGAACGCCGAAGCACGACCTTGTATCGTCGATGATTCTCGACAATATGGACGGCGAAGGGATAGACGACCTTAAAGAATACAACCGCAATCAGTTGCTTCTGTCTGGAGTTATCAAGCCGAGAACGCCAGAAGAGCAGCAAATGGTTGAGCAGGCGAAACAACAACAGGCCAGTCAGCCAGATCCGGCTATGGTTGCTGCGCAAGGTCAGCTTCTTGCTGGTCAGGCTGAATTGCAGAAAGCGCAGAACGAACAGGCATCCATTCAGGTTAAAGCATTCCAGGCACAGACTGATGCTCAGGTTGCAGCGGCAAATGTTGTGAAAATCCTCGCATCTGCCGATAGCCAGCAGAAATCTGATATCCGCGAGGCTCTGAAACTGCTAGGACAGTTCCAGCAACAGCAAGGAGACAATGCCCGTGCTGATGCAGAGCTTGTCCTGAAAAGTCAGGCACAGGGCCATGCGCAGCGCATGGACATCAGCAGTATCCTGCAAAAACCAACTCAGCAACAACCACAGCAGTAATTAACCCATAACGTGCAATGGCTGTCTTTATGAGGCCTGGCACCCTATTGCCTTCCGATGGGCTGAACATCGAGTAAACAGGGGTAACAAATGGACCAGATGGCAGAAAACACACCAGAAGTTGAAATCGAAACCGACGCGTCAGAGCAGATTCCTGATGATGTCGAACTGGCTGAAGAAGTCGAAACAGAAGATGGCAGTGAGTCCTCCGGCAATGATGCAGAGGAAGCTACTGAAACTGATGACGACGAATCAGAACAGGAATTCTACTTTGGTGACGAAAAGCTGGATTCGCCAACCAGCGAAGATGGCGCAGAGCATGGACTGGTAAAACACCTGCGCAAGACGATTAAAGAGAAAGACCGCGAGCTGAAAGAGCTGATGCGTCAGTCTCAGAAACCCGTCGAGCAGCAGCCGGTAATCACTCAACCACCGCGAATGCCAAAACTGGATGATGAGGACATCGGTTTCGATGAAGAAATCTACCAGCAACGCATGGCTAAGTGGGCAGAGGATAACGGCAAGTACCAGCAACAGGAGATGGCTCGCAAGCAGAAGGAGCAGGAGCTTCAGGCTGCCTATCAAGAGCGATTATCCAAATATCAGCAACGTGTTAAGGCTCTCAAAGTTCCTGGCTATCAGGAAGCAGAACAGGCCGTACTCGAGGAAATCCCCATCGAGACACAAAACGCGATCCTGTTTGAGTCAGAGAAGCCGGAAATCGTTGTTCTGGCACTCGGTCGCAACGCTGAACTGCGCAAGCAACTGGCAGAAGCTACCAACCCCGTAGCAATTGGTCGTCTGCTGGAACGTATCGAATCGAAGGCCAGAATCATGCCAAAAGCAAAAACCACGGCAGCCACAACCCCGACAGTTAAGGGGAGCAACGGCGCAGTAATCAACAACCTCGGCAAATTGAAAGCCAAGGCGCTGGAAACTGGTGACTGGACGCCGTATTTCGCCGCTAAAAAGGCAAAAAAATAACCTATCGGAGCATTAAGCATGGCTAACCAATTAGCAAAAGACCTTGAAATCATGTTCGAAAACTACGTTGAAGGCTTTGAGGCCGCCTGCGTAGTTTCCCGTAACGCTAAAAAATTCCGTCCCGGTGATACAGCAATGCAGCGAGCAGGTGATGTTCTGTATCGTCCGCAGCATTACCACATGAATATTGAGGAAGGCCTAGACCTCAGCGGCAAAACGCCAACAGCACTGGTTCAGCGCCTTGTTCCTTCTGTGTTCAAGGAGCCGAAAAACATTCTGTACACTCTGGATGCGCGTGAAATGCGTGACCCGGAACATAAAACTGAAGCTGGTCGAGCCGCAGGTATGCGCCTTGCTGCACAGATTGACTCTGACCTGATTTCCATGGTCACGCAGCGTGCTACTAACGTGATCACGATGGCTGACTCAACCACAGGTTCACAGGGCCGTGATTTGTGGAACTGTGCGGCAGGTATTGATGCCACCATGACGGCGATTGGTGTACCGCAGGGTATCAACCGTCACTCTTTCTGGAACCCCTTCAACTACAAAGACCTTGCTGGCGAGCTTGGTCACCGTGCCTACGCTCAGGGCGCAACCCTGACAGCATACGAAAAAGCGCAGATCCCTCCGGTTGCTTCCTTTGATAGCTACAAGACCGATATTTCTGGTCGATTACCGAAAGGAAGCGCTGAATCCTTGACAGTATCAGGCCAACCTGAACACAAGGTTGAAGCGAAAGATTCAAATGGTATGCCAGTTGATAACCGACAGGGGACTATTACGGTATCTGCATCTGGCTTGCAGGTTGGTGATGCGTTCACCATTGCCGGTGTGAATTCCGTACACCAGATCACAAAAGATACCACCGGGCAACCGCAGGTATTCCGTGTTCTGGCTGTTAGCGGAACTACCGTAACAATCTCTCCAAAGATTCTCCCTGTTGAAAATACCGATGTTGCGAGTCGTCCATATGCAAACGTCGATGCCAAACCGGCAGCATCAGCAGCAATCACCATTCTCAACAAGAACGCAGCACCTGCTAACCTGTTCTGGGCTGATGGTTCTGTTGAGCTGATGTACGGCAAACTGGCGTTCCCGACTGGTCAGGGTCCACAGGTAATGACAGCAACCACCGAGCAGGGCGCTACGCTGATCATGTCTTACGCCTTCGACCACATCAAAGGCGTAACCACTGCTCGTTTCACCACTCTGTACGGTTGCTCTGTACTTGTTCCTGAATATACGGGCATCGTTATTGCCGGGCAGTAATTTTGGTGGGGCTTCGGCCCCATTTTTATTGGGAGAAGACAATGGCACGAACAATGCTCTATAAGTCGGGCAACATGATCACCTGTGGTCAGTTTGCTGTCGATTACATCATTGTTGATGACGAAGAAGTTAAATCTCACCTGAAAAAAGGCTGGGTAAAAACCCCTGAAGAAACCGCAACGAAGCAAAAAGTGGCTAAGGCGGAAGAAGATGGCGAAAACGAAGGGTGATCTCGTTCTTAAGGCTTTACGAAAAGCTGGGCTGTATTCCAATGCCACGTTGACAGATGCTGACCCTCAGGCAATTGAAGATGCCATTAATGACCTCGAAGACATGATGGCAGCATGGCAGGCTAAAGGTATCGAGCTTGGGTATCAGTTTGCTGATACAGAAAACGGCATCATGCCGTTACCTGACGATGATTCAGGTATCCCTGCATGGGCAAATGATGGCGTCGCTTTGAAACTCGCTGTGCAAGTGTGCATGGATAACGTCATTCAGCCGTCAGACGCTCTCCTTACCGCTGCTGACAGTGCATATCAGACAATCTGTATCGCTTTAACCAAAATACCACCACTTGAGCGGCGAAATGACATGCCTCGCGGTAGTGGTAACAAAAGCGCGTTTACGTGGAATCGGTTTTACATCGAGAAAGATGATCCGAGTACGTGAGGTGAATAAATGCCGATTCAGCAACTTCCGCTTATGAAAGGTGTCGGCAAAGACTTTAGAAACGCCGACTATATCGACTATCTGCCAGTGAATATGTTGGCTACACCCAAAGAAATCCTGAACAGCAGCGGATATCTTCGCTCATTCCCGGGCATTGCCAAACGTTCTGATGTGAACGGCGTATCGCGCGGAGTTGAGTACAACATGGCGCAGAGTGCTGTTTATCGCGTGTGTGGCGGCAAGCTGTACAAAGGAGAAAGTGAAGTCGGTGATGTTGCCGGAAGTGGTCGTGTATCAATGGCGCATGGTCGGACATCTCAGGCTGTAGGCGTTAATGGCCAACTGGTCGAGTATCGTTATGATGGCACGGTTAAAAGAGTCTCAAACTGGCCTACAGACAGCGGATTCACGCAGTATGAGTTAGGTTCTGTTCGTGACATTACGCGCTTACGCGGGCGTTATGCGTGGTCAAAAGACGGCACTGATTCATGGTTTATCACTGACCTTGAAGACGAATCGCACCCTGACAGATACAGCGCACAATATCGCGCAGAATCGCAGCCTGACGGCATCATCGGCATCGGAACATGGCGAGACTTCATCGTCTGCTTTGGTTCATCGACGATTGAATATTTTTCCTTGACTGGTGCAACCACTGTTGGTGCCGCTTTGTATGTCGCACAGCCATCGCTGATGGTGCAGAAAGGCATTGCCGGAACTTACTGCAAAACGCCGTTTGCTGATTCGTATGCGTTCATCAGCAATCCGGCAACGGGTGCGCCGTCTGTATACATCATCGGCTCAGGTCAGGCATCACCAATCGCCAGCGCGAGCATTGAGAAAATCCTCCGCTCCTACACTGCTGATGAACTGGCTGATGGTGTGATGGAATCGCTGCGGTTTGATGCTCATGAGTTGCTGATTATCCACCTTCCGCGCCATGTTCTCGTGTACGACGCATCTTCAAGCGCCAATGGTCCGCAATGGTGTGTGTTGAAAACTGGCCTGTATGACGATGTGTACCGCGCTATCGACTTCATTTACGAAGGCAATCAGATAACGTGCGGCGATAAGCTGGAGTCCGTGACCGGGAAATTGCAATTCGATATATCTTCACAATACGAAAAACAACAAGAGCATATTTTATATTCCCCTCTAATAAAGGCAGATAACGCCAGAGTTTTCGACCTTGAGGTTGAATCGTCAACTGGCGTTGCGCAGTACGCTGACCGCCTGTTCCTCTCTGCAACCACTGACGGGATCAATTACGGGCGTGAGCAGATGATTGAGCAGAATGAACCGTTCGTTTACGACAAACGCGTTTTGTGGAAGCGTGTCGGACGCATCAGGAAAAATGTCGGCTTCAAATTGCGCGTTATCACGAAGTCACCTGTAACTCTGTCTGGCTGCCAGATAAGGATTGAGTAATGGCTGATTCGAATCTCAATGTGCCGGTAATCATTCAGGCTACGCGGCTCGATACATCAATCCTTCCACGCAATATATTCAGCCAGTCTTACCTGCTGTATGTCATAAATCAGGGTGCTGATGTTGGCGCAATTGCCGGGAAGGCAAATCAGGCTGGTCAGGGCGCTTACGATGCTCAGGTAAAAAACGATGAACAGGACGTCGAACTGGCAGATCATGACGCAAGAATCACCGCAAACACAAAAGCGATAAATCTCCTTGAGGTCAGGTTAACAACCGCCGAAGGGAAGATAGTCGTACTGCGTAGCGATGTTGATTACTTGCTGGATGAGGTTATCGCTATTCAGGCGCATCTGGTCACTGTTGACCAAAGACTGGATGGCATAGAAAGCGATGTATCTGACATTAAGAGTGATTACGTATCGAAAACCGTAACCGAATCGCAGTCTCTTGCGTCACCGCTGGATGTAAAAACATCATATTCAGTTGATGGAATTCAGGTAGTTGGAGCAAGGCAGACTGGATGGACTGCAGCCACAGGTACGCCACTTCTTGGCTCATTCAACGCAAACCAGTCATACACTGTCGGCACTACGTACACGCAATCCGAAGTCGCAGCTCTCGCAACAGGTTTGCAGCAGGCGCGGCAGCGTATTCTGGCGCTTGAAACAGCACTTAGATTACATGGGCTGATTGACTGATGATTACATTCAAACCAACGCGAAACATCGACCTGATAGAAGCCGTGGGAAATCACCCCGACATTATCGCCGGGAGCAACAACGGTGATGGATACGACTACAAGCCTGAATGCCGTTACTTCGAGGTGAACGTGCACGGGCAGTTCGGCGGCATTGTTTACTATCAGGAGATTCAGCCTTTGACCTTTGATTGCCACGCCATGTACCTGCCAGAGGTTCGTGGATTCAGCAAGGAAATCGGGCTGGCGTTCTGGCGATACATTCTGACTAACACCACCGTTCAGTGCGTCACATCGTTCGCTGCACGCAAATTCCGCCACGGGCAGATGTACTGCGCAATGATTGGCCTTAAGCGTGTAGGAACCATCAAGAAATACTTCAAAGGCGTGGATGACGTGACATTTTACAGTGCTACACGCGAAGAACTAATCGACTTCCTGAATCACGGGAGATAGCCATGTTATATGCATTTAAGCTGGGCAGAAAACTGCGCGGCGAGGAACCTTATTGCCCTGAAAAAGGCGGGAAAGGTGGTAGCTCTGATAAAAGCGCAAAGTATGCAGCAGAAGCCCAGAAGTATGCCGCAGACCTGCAAAATCAGCAGTTCAACACCATCATGAACAACCTGAAGCCGTTTACTCCTCTGGCTGATAAGTATGTCGGCAGCCTCGAGAACTTATCGTCTCTGGAAGGGCAAGGTCAGGCACTTAACCAGTATTACAACTCTCAGCAGTACAAAGATCTTGCTGGTCAGGCTCGCTATCAGAGTCTGGCGGCAGCGGAAGCAACAGGTGGATTGGGTTCCACTGCAACCGGTAATCAGTTAGCAACAATCGCACCAACGCTTGGTCAGCAATGGCTATCTGGTCAGATGAACAACTACCAGAATCTGGCAAATATTGGTCTTGGCGCACTGCAAGGTCAGGCAAACGCCGGGCAGACGTACGCCAACAACATGAGTCAGATTTCGCAGCAAAGTGCGGCTCTTGCAGCGGCAAATGCCAACAGACCATCAGCAATGCAATCTGCTATTGGCGGAGGTGCGTCTGGTGCTATTGCTGGGGCTGGACTTGCGAAATTAATTGGTTCATCAACTCCGTGGGGTGCTGGTATCGGTGCTGGTATCGGCCTGCTTGGTTCACTGCTTTATTAAGGGGTAATCAATGGCTACGTGGCAACAGGGTATTAATTCTGGTGGTTTTCTGGCTGGCATCGGTACGCAAAATGAGAATGCGCCAAAGGCAAGCGACATTAACGCAACGCTTGGTCTGATCCGCGAAAACAATGAACTGGCTCGCTCAGGTGCAAATAACGTTGGTCTGACCGCGTTACGTGGTCTGGCTGGAGTTGCTGATATTTATAAGCAGCAGCAACAGCAGGAGCGTAAAGCGGCATTCCAGAAAGGTTATGCAGATGCTTATGCGTCCGGCGACAGGGAGCAGATGCGTAATCTTATTACAGCATTCCCTGAAGAGTTTGAGGAAGTCCGTAAAGGGATGGGGTATGTCGATGACGCCCAGCGGGATGATTTTGGCAATCTGGCGCTTAAGGCTCAGGTCGCTTCGTCGCTTGGTCCGGGTGCATTTGGCAGGTTTATGATGGATAGCGAAAAGGAGATGCGTCGTTTAGGTATCCCTCCAGAAACTATTGCGGAAATGCAGGTTAATGACCCGCAGGGCTTCCAGCACTTCGCAGGTAATCTGGCACTGTTTTCTCTCGGCCATGAGAAGTACTTCGATATCAAAGATCGAATGGAGGGGCGTCGACTTGAAGGAGAAAGAAATCAGTTAACCGCTCGTGGTCAGGATATCACGATGCGCGGTCAGGATTTATCTGCTGCTACTGCTCGGAGAGGTCAGGATTTAGCGATGCAGAGAGCATCAATGAAAGGGGCTGTTGGTAATAATGAGCGCACAGTTCAACTAGCAGACGGAAGAACTGTAACGGTAGGCGGGAAGCTTCACGGCGCTGGGGCTAATGCGTTCTACGAAGGTATCGACAACGAGGGGAATATGGTTCGCGTTCCTGCTGGCTCTATTGCCGCTCCGGCTACATCGGCAGCAAGCGCGCAGAATTACGCAATGAAGAAAGATCTTGATGCAATTTCTGGTGCATCAATTGACGATCTTGGCTTCATGACTGGCATTACAGGCTCTTCAGGTTCTCCTGCTCTTGGTGCAGATATTCGTAGCCGTGCATCTGGTGGTGATCAGAGGAAACTATACAACGCTGCACAGCGAATCCAAGGAAAGATGCAGAATCAGGGCATTGCAGCAGCCAGAGACATGGGGGCATCCGGTATCAACACCGTTGCAGAAGCAAAGATGTATTTTCAAGGTATGCCACAGGTTGATTTCTCAAGCCCTGAAGCACTGCAACAATCAATGCGCGACATTCAGCAATATACCGACAATTACAACCAACAATATAACGTTAATGTTGGTAAATCTCAGCGGCAGCAATCTCAACCTACACAGGTATCACAGCCAGCAGCCAGCAGTAACTTTTCTTCACTATGGGGTGATTAATGGCTAAAGCATGGAAAGATGTTATCGCCTCTCCACAGTATCAGGCGTTAACTGAAGAACAGAAAGCACAGGCTCAAGCGCAATATTTTGATGAGGTTGTTGCCCCTAAGGCTGGTGACAAATGGGCTGAAGCAAGAGATCAGTTTTATGCAGCATACCCTCCGCCTCAGCAGCAGAAAGAAGAACCATCATTGATGCAACAAGCTGGCGATTGGCTCACTGGTGGTCAAAGTGCAGGGCAAATTGCAGAACAGGCTGGTCGTGGTCTGGTAAATATACCATTTGACGTATTGCAGGGTGGCGCAAGTCTGATTAATGCAATCAGCCAGGGGCTTGGTGGCCCCAAGGTTTTGGATGATGTTTATCGCCCTGTCGATCGACCGACAGACCCCTACGCTCAAGCTGGAGAAACAATTGGCGGGTATTTAGTTCCAGGAGTTGGAACGGCAGGAAGCATGGCTATTGGATCACTGGCAGAGGCCGCAAATCAGAAAGGTGATTTCGCACAAAATGCAGCTAAAAATGCCGGAGTTAACCTTGCCGCTCAGGGTGTTCTTTCCGCAGCAGCAAAGGGAATAGGGCGTGGAATTACTGCTGTTCGTGGCGAAATATCACCAGCAGATCAGCAATTGCTCAAGCGTGCCGCTGCGGCAGATGTACCAGTTATGACATCGGATGTAGTTCCTCCAAAAACAAAACTTGGCAATCAACTGCAGGGTTACTCAGAAGGAGTCATAGCTGGTACTGGACCAATGAGAGCCGCACAGCAGGATGCCAGAACCAAGCTTGTTAATCGCTTCACCGAAAAATACGGCGACTACGATCCATCTGTAGTCGTTGATAGTCTAAAGTCAGGCGTTGCAAGGGAAAAATCGTTAGCCAAGTCAAAACTAAACAACCTGTCAGGAAGAATGGTTGGAAAGCCAGTTGATACAAGTGGCGCCATAAGAGCCATCGACGGAGCAGTAAACGAACTTGGGAAACTTAAAGGTGTTTCTGACACCCAGACCATTTCTGCGCTTAATGATTATAAGAATGCCATTCAGGAGATAACAAATGGAGATGATGCCTTTGAGTTACTTGATAAGCTGAGAACTCAGTTCCGCATTGACGTAAAAGGCGATCGTACAGTTCTGCCATCAATGTCTCAAACAATGGTCGACAGGGTCTATAACTCGCTAACCAATAGCCTTAGTAAATCTATAGCGAAAGGACTTAGCCCAAAAGATGCTTCAGCATGGAGAGCGGGAAAAGCTGATTATGCAAAAATGGCAACACATGCAACTCAAACGCGCCTTAAAAACGTTCTAAACAAAGGAGATTTAACTCCCGAGGCTGTAAATACCATTGTGTATGGACAATATGGGTCAGATATAGCTCGATTGTACGGGAAACTCGATCAAAAAGGTAAAGACATGCTAAGGGCGGCATATATCAGCAAAATAGCTGACAAGGTAGGTGACAGCCCTCAGAAAATGATGACCGAGCTTGGCAAGCTGCAAAAACAAGCAAATGGTCAGGTGTTTAAAACTGTATTTGGTGGGAAGAACGGAAAAGAGATAGAGGGGATGTTATCTATTCTCGATGCTACCAAAAGAGCATCTGAGGCTAATGTTGTGACGAAGACTGGCATGACACTCGCGCCTTTGGTAAGGGTTATTGGTAACCTAAAAACCGGAGGCGCGCTATTGGCTGGGGAAACAGGGATTGGCCTTATGTCGAGGGTTTATGAAAGCCCTATGGCCAGGAATGCGCTCTTACGTCTGGCAAACACTAAAGCAGGAACGCCAGCCTATGAAAGAGCATTAAGTAACGCTGCAAATGCCATCAGACCGCTGCTTGCCACTGAGGCAACACAGCAGTGACTAAATGCCATGGATGGTTATTTCCTTAGCACATGAAACAATGTTTGCTTTAATTCCACCCATACAATTATGACCACTATAGACAGACAAAAGAAACTGAATGCATTGGCATCACGATCGAAACCTTCTCCGGCACTAAATCCGTAAAAGGTCATAAAAAATATAAAAATTGCGCACTTTGCAACGTTTACAAATTTTTTCTTCACACTAACCTCCTTAGTTTTGAGCAGGATACCAGATGATAATGTGTCGCTTCCTAAAGGATATCAAAGCAACGGGATTTCAAGGTAAACTGCGGTTGCCAAAATACTAACATCTTCATTTCTAACAAGAATATTAGGATACATTGGGTTTAGGGATACTAGGTTTGTCTCTATTTCACCAATGTAAACCTGTTTGAAGCTCAATATTTGCTCTTTATCCAATGATGCTATTACATAATCTTTGCTTTTAGCTTTTACTAGAGGGCTGAACGTGACAACCGATCCTCTGGGAAAGCTAATACCTGAACTTGTAGTCATAGCTTCACCTTCAATAGTCAATGCAAATGCAGAGTCACCAACATTGTATATTGCCGGGTGAAATCTAGACGATGAATGTTCACCTGTGTTTAGGTAATGCATAACTTCATCTAGTTTGAGGATTGGTATTTGCTTTACCAGAACGTCAGGCATGACGTTTTTTGTTCCCGGACCCTGACCTTCACCTAGAGCTAACCACTCAGCTGTAGTACCTAATGCGTTGGCTAATGCCTGCAATACCCGAAGCCGTGGTTTAGCCTCACCACCCTCGTATGCAGCTATTTGACGTTGAACAACACCAGCTAATTTTGACAACTGCGCCTGCGTCATACCCCTTGACTGTCTTGCCAGAGATACTCTTGATGGGAATTGATCGTCAAAATTCATTAGTTCACCATAAAAAATTCATTGACTCATACTGAGTGTGAGTGAATAATCAAACTACAAAAAGTGAGATTATGAGTTTTTTAAAAACAGGAGTGCATAATGACTGAAAAGATATCTTCCATCAAGCCGCGTCAGGTTCGTTTTACAGAAAAGGTTGATTCACATATCCGCGAATCAGCAAAAAGATGCCATAGGTCAATTCAGGCAGAGATAGCTTATCGAATGGAGTTATTGATGAAACTTGAGGCAAAGGGCGATGTTGTCATCCAATAAAAATAGTGAAGCCCGGCAGTGCGCGAACACAAACCGGGCCTCTATGTCAGTAACCGTATGCAAGGAAACTAACATGAATATTGTAGCAAAATCAGATTACAACTTCCACGGAGTTGAGTTGGTGCCCACCCGTGATATGCATGGTGTTTGGTTTACGTCATCTAATATTGCATCTGCACTTAAATATGCAAATAGCCGTGCAGTAACAATGATTTATAACAAGTATAGCGATGAGTTTAGCACCGGAATGACTCAGGTACTCGAAGTGAGTACCTCAGGAAATTATCGCAAAAAAGTGCGAGTTTTCTCACTACGCGGCGCCCACCTAATCGCGATGTTTGCTCGCACTCCGGTAGCCAAAGAGTTCCGCCGCTGGGTGCTGGATATTTTGGATCGGCAGGCAGAATGCTCACCGATTGCAAAACAGTTTACTGACGAAGAGCTGGTTAATCTCTGCTACTTACAATTGTGGATGGAGAAGAGTCAACAAATGTGCAAACACATCTACCCAGGAATGAAGCAAATTGGTTCTGAGCTTTCTGGAAGGATTTACGATATTGCATATGAGACTCGCTACATGTCAGAAGAAACCAAGAAATCACTTCTTCGTGAAATGAAGAATCTTGATACCAATAATTTTGTCGTAAAGAACGCTCAGCCAATGCTGGCAAAACTGCGCGGCGAGGAATGGATTCATTGATTGGTGCGCCGGACGGCGCAAAAAGAAAACCGCCAGTGTGCTGCTGGCGGCCTATGTCACACCCTTACTACCACATAAGGAATGCCTAATGACTTTTAAGAATGTAGCAAACATCGGATCCGTTGTCACGGATAAAACCATTGATAGCCAGTACCTGTTAGAGATGGTCAATCATGCTCGTAGACAGCGCGGGGAAAAAGAAGTCCGCAATAACGACTTTATTGCACGCATTAAGGATGAACTTGAAGGTGAGCACTACGAAATTTTCGTAGTTCAAAAATCAAACAAGACAACTTCTGAAAAAGTTGTTATGTCAATTAAGCAAGCCCTTCGAGTGGCTGCTCGTGAATCTAAAGCTGTTCGCCGTTCACTTGTAGACCAACTTGAAAGTATGCAAGAAGCGCACATTAAAAGCGGTAAATCGTCGAGTGGACTTGTTGAGTATCGCCAGGCGCGAACATTGAAAATGACGGTTGAAGCTGTTACCAATCTGTTCGATTTGATGCCAAATCTTGCGCCGGAAGCAAAGCAGACTGCGGCAGCAAGCATAATCAACCCGCTCGTTGGTTTTAATGCAATACCTCTTCCGGCAATAGAAGAGCATTACTACTCAGCAGGGGAGGTTGCAGAGCAGCTTGGAGTAACGGCCAACAAGATTGGTCGCATTGCTAACGCAAACAACCTCAAAACTGAGCAGTACGGGAAGTTCTTCTTGGATAAATCTGCGCATTCAAGCAAACAGGTGGAAGCATTCCGCTACAATGCGGAGGGTGTTAAAGCACTACAACACCTGATTCATGGGAGCAATGTTGCATAATGGCAAAGAAAAGATATGGCATTATGCCGCCAAGAATCAAAGGAAGAGCCAGGGTAAAAGGAGATGCTGGAAGGTATCACATTCTTGGAGTTCTGTGGCATGAGAGAGCTTTAATTTTAAGTAGACCTCATGGGTACATTGAAAAGGTATCTATAGATAGAGTAGAGATTCTTCCCCTTACACCTGAAGAAGAAGAAACTTACGGACTTTTTGATAACTAACCAATTAAACCCGCTTAATCGCGGGTTTTTTCTTTTCTAAGAATATCAGCCGCAACTTCTTTTACTCGTTCCGAGATTAATGAGGCAAGCCTCTCTTCTTCATCACGATACCCGCTTACAGGTGATGGTTTGGAGAGCGATTCTTCCATCGTAGCCACAATTTCGGAATTGATAGACCTGTTATTCATTTTTGCACGTTGCTTAATCTTGGCGTGCAACTCGTGCGTAAGCCTCAAGTGGAACTGCGCCTCATCGTATTTGCTGTACATCATCAATGCCTCACCAAATGGGTGGAATGGCATCGTAAAACCTACTGTACAAATCAACAATCGTACCGTTTCGGTATGCAACAAATACCAACCGTAGCCATGCTGCGGCGATTCCTTGTATCTGGAGCAAATTAAATGACAGACATTACAGCCAATGTGATCGTATCGATGCCTTCGCAACTCTTCACTATGGCTCGTTCTTTTAAAGCCGTAGCCAATGGCAAAATTTATATCGGTAAAATTGACACTGACCCGGTAAATCCTGAAAACCAGATTCAGGTTTATGTAGAGAATGAAGACGGCTCTCACGTTCCTGTATCGCAACCAATCATCATTAACGCTGCTGGTTATCCTGTATATAACGGACAGATTGCCAAATTCGTAACTGTACAAGGCCATTCTATGGCTGTTTATGATGCGTATGGTTCCCAGCAGTTCTATTTTCCTAATGTGCTGAAGTATGACCCTGACCAATTAAGACAAGAGCTAGCGGGTCCAAATGGATATCTTCTAATCCCATCGATGGATCAGCATATTAAAATTCAGCAGTGGAGAGAAGAGGGTGACATTCGCGGATGGGGTGCTATTGATGGAGAGTTCAACGATGCTGCTGTATCCGCTGCATTAGACTCTGAATCTCCTAGCGTTAAACTTGGTGGCGTCGGATTCGTTTCAAAACTTCGCTCACCTATTAACCACAAAAGTAATAAAGTGATGCATAGCGGGTCATTAAACTTTCAATTTGATGGCGGAACTCAGCAAGAGAAATCCGGGATACTTATGGCTAACATCTCCAACGCCAAAGTGATTGATGTTGATATAACAGGCACCCTGGATGGAGGAATTCGTGGGTACGGTGGCAGCAATATCGTTATAGACGGCGTGAATGTTCACGATATTGGAATTTCAACGCTATCCGGTGAGTGCGGCATAGGAATATGGTTCGGTGATTATGCAAACTACGATGTACAGACGGATGGGCTGTTAATTCAAAATTGTAATATCAAAAATATTGGAGGTGTAGGGATACAGCGTGGGGATGGCATCCTGGTTTATAACGCGAAAAATTTCAAGGTAAGGTATAACACCATCATTACAACCAATAGGATGGCTATTGCAGCTGGAAGTGATACTAGGCAGTTTGAGATTCATGGAAACTACATAGGTGATACGCTATTAGCTGGTATAGATATTGAGCCTGACGAAGGTTACACTGCTTCAAATTTCAAGATATACAATAACAATATTATCGGATTTGCTGCACGATACTTCACTCAAGGATCTGGTGTTGGTCAAACCTTTGGTATAGATACTCATGCTAATACCTCATATGGCAAAGTGTATAAAAACACATTGTCTGCAGGACAGTATGGAACAGAAGCATTTCATATAGGAAACCATGCGGATGAGATTGAAGTTACGGATAACAACCTGATTGGCGGTGCTGTTGTAATCCCATTATTCATCAAGACATATGATGGTAGTGGTAGTAAACACATCAAAATAAACCGCAACAGGGCAAAAGGGACGTGTAAGTCATTTGCAGATGTAGCCATGTCTGAAGATGTTTATATTTCTGAAAATGTATTCTCTGGCAATAGTTCTAATGATAGTTATTTCCTGAGAGCGTCAACAATAGCAGGGCTTAATGTTGACTACAACCGGTCAAGCAACACAACCAATTTCATCAAGTCTGGTGACGCTGGAAACACGTCAAGCGTGAAGGTCACTAATAATAACGCTTCTACCCTTTCAGATGGTATAGACATGCTAACGTCGGGTTCCATGACTGGTTTTATTGCTTCTGGCAACACTATTTTATGTCCAGCATCCAACAAAGGAATTTCACTGGAAGTAGCAGGTTCAGGTTCTATTTCAGACATTAGTCTCCGTGGCAACATAATTTATAATGCTACAACCAAAATATATGTATCACCAGCTGCCACGGGATGGGATATGTTAACCAAAAATACCAGGTTTGATCTGTCTGGAGTTCAAAATGGCACTCAGCTATTTGAACTATCAAGAAATAGAGTTACACAGTTTCTTAACAATGCTTGGTATGATGGCTAGGCGACCTGCGATACCACAAATTTAATGGTATCGCAGTTTTTCATCTTATTTTTGATATGAGCTTTCTGGCTAGTTTTTGTGATGGAATCTCAATTGTTTCATACATTATTCTTGCCGCAAAAACTGTAATCAAAATGATGACTGAGAACTTAGTAAATCCATCCTGCCAAAAAACAACAAAATATTTTTGGCTTAATAATTCGATAATTATTGGGTGTATTAGATATATTGAGAATGACATTGCTCCAATTTTTACAAGACTTGGAAATTCAAAAGAAACCCCAGACTTCTCCAGTAGTGACAAAGAGGTTACAAGACCAAAGCAAGGTATCGCCCACTGCATTTCACCCATCCACATTGAAGATGATAGCATCCCCCAGACTGATATTACGGCAGCTATCGGAGCTAACATTTTAATTGCTTTGTTTAAAAGTTTGTTGTTGGTTTTTGTATTGCTATAAATAAACTCAGCAAGCATCCCTAATATAAAGTTTATTATTATTGGGTTTGTTATGAAAATAATACTTGCAAATATTCCACCGCCATCAAATGCTCTTGTGTGTGGATTTACCCCAATCGATCCAAATAAATAATAATTGCCAAATATAATTAGTGATGACAGGATCAATGAACATATTACCGCTCTATATTTTTGGCTTAATGACATTGATACAAGAAAGCAAAAATAAAAGAACAACTCATAACTAAGTGTCCACGCAACTAAGAGTATACTATACCCGTAATATGGACCTGCGGCGTGCGAGTTTAATGGTATAAGTATTAATGATTTTACTACATCCATTAATCTATAATTTTCATTCAATAAAAAAAGCAGTATTGCAAAAGAAAATATGTATGGAGGATATATTCTAAGTAATCTTTTAATGCTAAATTCTAAAGGCGACTCTTTCCTTCTTGTTGATAGTGATATAATGAATCCGCTTATCACAAAAAAAGGTATACACCTACTTCTCCATTTGAAAACATTAAGTCTCCAAGATTTTTTTGCTCATAAACAGATAAGTTGTATCTTATGTGAAATGCAACAACAATTAATGCTGCAATACCGCGCATTATTTGTATTGAATTTAGCCTAGTGGCTACCAT